CGATGGTCGATTTAGTTTGTACAACCTGACATTCGTGGAACACTGGAACATCAGCGAGCAAACTACCCCTGAACGTGCATACTTATTGGCAAAATCGTGTTCCACAATTGTGTTCCATAAGGGGGTAAAGACATGGAACACGTGGAACATTTTGCATAAGGCACGCTCATTTATGAGTTACGCACGCTGAATCCACATCAGGCAAGCTGATGATAGTATGATAGTATGATAGTAGAACTAATTGTTTAGGAACTACACCTCCGCCAGTCATCTTTTACCCCGACTTTCACGGTTGCATCAAGGATACTTTCATTACGTAGTTACGTGTTTACCCACAGCGTTACGCTACCAGCTCTCGAAGTCTGATGAGCCTAGTCAAATTAAGACATTCCGCCGTATGCCTAAACAATTAGTTAATAAAATGCCTGACTCATTCTCCGATTGCTCAGATGGGTGACCGTACCCCGGCTATCAAACATACACAGGACTTCTGTATGTTCGGTTGTCTTTATCTCATTGTGGAAAAGTAACAACAAACTTATTTCGGATTAACTTACGATGTACAGCGTTTAGCTGGACAGCGAGGAAAGGTGATAGTAAGAGTTTACTACCACCCCTCGGGTGAAGTTAGAAGTGCCATATTATTGAATAAATCCCTAGATAGATAAGGAGTTGATTCCAATAGAATGTATGAGACTTGTAGCTCTGAGTTATCCTGTGGCTCAGAGATACGACTGTAGGAGATGATAGTTTAGCTATTATGCTATTTATCATGAGAGAGCCCTGTTATGTGAGCGTAACCAGTTCCCCCAGCTGAAAGAGCTACAGCTACGTAAAGTAGTACTTGAATGATACCCCAG